GTATGTGGCTTCAGTATTTCAGGGCAGTTCTCATGATATCTTTTTGTCATGTCAAACAATGCCCTGGTACTATCGGCATGGTGTGTGATAACCATACCCTTACGAGCCTTTTGTTGTGATACAGAAAAATACAGGTGACCACCAACATAAGTTGATAAACCCTGTTGTCTAGCCTTAAGGATTATTATCCTTATCTTACCTTCTGTCTTTTGTTGATCTTCTACTGCCTTCTGTAATATTAACTGGGCAGGGTTCAAAGTAAGTGGAGCAATATCACCTGACTTTGTTCTTATCTTTAGTGCAGATTTAGAATAAAAAGGAAATTCATAAAGAAGTCGTTCTCTAACCTTCTTTAGTTTCGGATCCATCTTTCTCATCAGTTACAAGAGACGCTAAGAAGTCTTCTGCTTTAGTTAAAGCCACTTCATTCTTAGAAGCAGGTTTTTGCTTGGTAAAGTCTAATACCAATCTTGCTGCAGCTAGTCGTTCTCTTGTTTCACCGACCATATTCATTACTTCTACTGCAGTAACTAATGCTTTCTTTGCATACTCGTCTTCAATGTCATACTTTTCAGCCATTATGTTAACCAACCTCTCTGCTTTCCTTTTTTCTTTTGCTCTTATGGGTTCTATTTGTTCTTTTCTGTAGCCGTCAGGAACCCCTCGTGGACGGCCACCATTAATTCTTTTCTTAGTAGACCAAGACTGTCGTAATGCTCTACCTTCTTCAGTATCCATCAATGTTGCAAAGTAGTTCCTTTTAGGAGCCTTCTGAGGGAACCTGGTTTTTGATGGTGACTTGGCTCTAAACTTCCTAAGATCAGGCACTTAATGCTCCCTGTCCGAGCTGTAAGGCTCCTTCAGGCATTTCTTCTTCCTGGTCGTCTAATGCTAAGGCCGACATAATAACTGCTAGTACAGTTGCCAGTGGGTTAGCGTAGAACTTAACAAACTTAGACGATGGTTTGCTGTTTAGAGTATCCTGTAAAAACTTTGCAGCTGTAGGTGCAATGCTTTTGTACTTCTTAGGGTCAATTAAGTAAGCAGCTATGTTATCAGCTAATATCTCTGAAATGTTTAACTCATAACCATCTATTTCTGCTTTTTCTTCCTGCATTGATTGTTCAGCAGCTATGTAATCAGGGCTATCTCTACCAACATTATCCTCAATAATATCTAATCTTGCTTGATCCATAAATCGTTTAGTAAGACTAGCTTGTCTAGGTATTATTAAATCATCTTTTAAAAAAGGTGTTAAGTTAGTCCCTTCTCTTGCAAAAACTGAGAAACGTATACTTTTCATTTGATTAGCAAGACGTTGACCTAGTTTAGCATCAGGTACTTTTGCATGGATACGGTTAAATAAAACAGCCAGGTCAGCTTCTACAGAACCTCTGTATGTCCTTTTAGGTAAGGCATTGTTCCTGCCGTAACCCATGTCCATAACTGTGCTTGAACCTTTACCTCCTTGTTTAGATAAACCATGAGACACTTCATGAATAGCTGTAAATATAGCTCTTGCCTCATCATTTTTTGACTGTGCTTCTTTTATAGCTATCTTTTGTGGGATTATCTTGTCACCAATTATACCTTGTGAAGCAAAACCTGCTAAGTCTTTCCCTCTAGATATAGGTCTACCGTACAAACGCCTCATGTTTGTTTTGTCAGGTACCATTAGTATAGAATAACCAAGAGCCTTACCAATTTGTAAAGCTTCAGTGACGTTTAGTCCGTTTTCGTGTGGTGATCCCTTTTTACCTACTTCAAACGCTTTTTGTATTGTAGGTAATACATCGTTTATTTCAGTTGGGGTAGGTTGAAGGGTTCTATTATTTCTACTTCCCCTTGATCGTTGACTTCCTCCGAGCTGAGGATCGGCATTGATTGTGAGGATTGGGTTGGTGCCTGACGCTTCTTGTTCATTAGCTCCACTAATCCCTGGACGAAGTCGTCCATCTTGTCCGACGGTACCTGCTCCAGGATTGAGTTCATTTCCGTCTGTATTGGCGAGTGTTTCTTCGATTTGGTCATTTGTTAATCCTTCCCTAGCTGCTGTAAGTTTAGCTGCATCTAAATAGTCGATGTCATCACCTTGGCCTTTTTGTATACCAAGTTTTTCAGCTAACTGTTTCTCAGGAAACCATTGTAATGCCTGAAAATCTGCTGTCTTAATGTTATAACCTTTTTCACCTAATAATTCAATAGCTCTAGCAGTTACTGACCTCATGTAAGACCGTTCAGGTGCATCTAAAGGTGTGTCCTGTAAGCTATCGTTTATATTACCTACATGTGTACTAGCCTTCTGAAATAAAGGTGTTTTAACAGGGTTTTTCTTGTTGTTCTCTTTTTGATACCTTTTGAAATAACTGTTCCAATTCTTTTCTAGCTTTGTAATAAAAGCATCAAACTTGTCTGTATCTTTGTATAAACCTGTTCTTTTGAAACCAAGGTCTTTTAATGTTTTCTTTATAAGTTGTTTTTCTACAGTTGTAGCATTAGGGTTTTTCATTAAACCTTCTATTGCTTTCCTATTTTTAGGATTAGTTTTAGGATCAACAGCAGCAAGTGGTCTCCCAACTAAACGGTTCCAATGTCTCATCCACCATATGTCCATGGTAAGGGGGTCATAGTTACCTCTTAGGTTTTGATAAAACCCTTGTCCTATTTTAGCTCCAAGTATGTAACTACCCTTAAGAGCCTCATCTAGACCTTCCTGCTGTGAAGGGGTAATATCTGTTCCATTCTTTTTGTTAAATCTTTTAAAATACTCTTCTAGCTCTCTTCTAGTAAAATCAGTGTCGAGAAACATCTCTATAGGTTCGTTAGCACCTGATCTGTTGTAGGCATTATAAAACTTAAAAGCTGTTTGCATTGCAGGTGTTCGTTTACCACCTTTATCAAACTTTTCATTCATTAACCCTGTGTCCATAAAGTCTCTGAATACTTCTAAGGCATAGTTCAAGTTTTTATCTACAGCTATACCATTTGATGTAACTGCTAATATAAAATCAAAGGCTCCTTCACTACCCTCTAGTCTAGGCTCAATCACTTTTATTAATGATTTAGCTGCTTTTAACTTTCTGTCATACCAACCAATAGCATTATTATCCTTTTGTAAGTTTTGTAATGCTTCATGAGCCATTAAACGTGCTATTAAGTCTACGTTCTCAGGTGTGTTTTCAAATGGTGTAGTTTGTCCTGTTGTTTGTTCCCATAATTTTTGAACGCCTTTATAAGCATTTACTAATGATTGTTTCTTTTCAGGCTTAAATGTGCCTTCTTTCATTTGCTGTAATTCAAGGTCAGTCGGTCTTATACCATCACTAGTAATACCAATCATATCACCTAAACCAAATGGGTCTAACTCTGCACCTAAAATAGGGTCACCTTCGTTAAAGTTTGATGGTGTTATTTGTTCATCAATAATCTCTGTGTTATCTTGTTGATTAGGCTGCTGTTGTGTAACTCGATCTAAATAAGGAACGACATATTGCTGTATAGCCTCAGGGTTTTTAAGCCTAGTACCCAAATCCTCAACTATTCTTGTTCCTGTTTCCATAGGCCTAGAGCCTAGGTTCTTCTTAAGGTTCATAAGTGCCTGGGTTAATATAGGTTTATCGACAACATTTAAGTTATTGTCATTGTTAACAGCCTCTATAAGCTCATCTGCAAAGGCACGGTTGTCGTCTATACCACGTTGGTAGTTAGGACTGTTTTGGTAACTAGGACGACCACCCATCTGCTGATTTTGTTGCGTCAAGCTTTGGTTTTGTGGGTTGGTTCTTGTGATACCGTTGGCGTCTATAGCTGAGTTAACAGCTCTTATGAATTCGTTTATGTTAGATACCTGTCCACCAGTACGAACTGAAGTTCTGTAGTCATTAATAGACTTTTGTAAGGCAGGGTTAAGATTAGGTATCTGCTCAATAAGCTGTAGTACTTCTTCAACCTGTTGTTTGGTTAAGCCTGTAGCATCCTCAACTACAAACTGTGGTGAGTTAGGGGTAGGGGGTGCATTTTCATCATCTAACTGCATACGAAGGTTTTGCAGGTTTTCTTGCTCTTGTAACTTCTGCTGTTCTGCTAGTATTGCCTCTTGCTCAGCTTGTTTAGCTTTATCTATGGCATCTTGTCTAAGACTTGGGTTGTTACCAAGGTCAATACCGTCACCGTCTTTATTGTCTTGGATGTATTGATCGACAACACTCTTATTAACACCTCTTAACTTGTCTATGGCTCGTCCACCTGCAACAATACCAAGCTGTCCGAGTAAAGATGCTCCACCAGTACTTAAAGCTGCTCCACCTGAGGCTATAGGACGTAATACTTTCTCAGTATTGATAGCACCTTTGTCATAACCAATGCCTCCACCAATAGGTGAGAAGTTGTCAGTTATTTTAGATAGGCCTTGTTGATATCCTGAGTTGTGTAACTCGGTTAACTCATTCATCTGCCTCATTAAAGACAGCATTCTTTGACCTTCGAGTGTGTCACCTGTTAATCTAGTTATAGCGTCAAACTCTTGCTTACCTACGGTGCTTTTAGTTTTGTTTCTTGCCTCTCTTTGACCTGCCTGGGCTAACACCTTGTCGATAACAACTGATAACTCGTCAGTGGGGCTTACTTGTAGCCTTTCCTTAAGGTCTTTACCTAACTGCTTCAGCTCTTCAGCTACCTGTATATGTGCTTTGTCTACAGTCTCTCTTGCACCCTTTGTAGACATCTTATCTAAGTCTTGAAGGTTGTAGTCGTTAGCTGTTGCTATTGTATTAAGCCTGTTTGCTAATTCTGTAGCTCCTTCAGGGTCATTTGGCTCTTTGGTTTTCTTATCAAATACTGAAGTAACACCGTCTTTTACTTTTCTTACTGTGTTTACACCACCTGTGACTGCATCAGTACCGACAGATACACCACCACCCATGGCTCCACCTACTACACCTGCATCTATAAACCTATCTCTAGCTTC